AGCAACAACTTCATGACTTTTTCTACCAAAGAATTTAGGTTTTGATTTTCTTGTTTTATAAGTTTGCCTCATTGCATTCAACTCCTCAACAGTGTCATCATTTTCATTTTGAATTTGAGTTTCTAAAGGATCATATAAATCTTGATTGAATTCATTGTCTCTCAAGCCTGATTCATTGGCCATTACACAATAACTGGTGTTTATAATATTATTCCAAATAGAATGAAATGAAGTATGCTTTTCATTGGCTTGGAAGTAATTTGCTGCAAACTCACCAACTTCTACGCATGTCTCCGGGTCAAAATAGAAGTCATTGTCAAAAGGATTGAGGTCAGATGCTTTATTTTCATCATTCTTCTCTTTTATAGCATTGTCATTATTTAAATGAGTGTTTTTGTCTTTGTCTTCAAGAACAAGGAATTCTGAAAGATTCAGCAAATTTGAGCTTCGTGTTGAATAATTAATATCTTCAATTGTATCAACAGAATTATCCTCTTTTTTAAAAAAGGCTGATTCATAAAATTTTACCTGTTTCACAACTTCTTTTAAGTTCAAAGCAAAATTCATGCATTTTTCATAGTCTACATGTGCTTGAATAGCACCTTCTAAGTTTATAGCTTGTTCTATTTGTTGATTGTAAGGTGCTTTAGTCATCAAAAAAGTGCAATAAAGCATGAATGTATAATCAGACATGTCAATTATTCTTTCGTTTGTGAATAAATTTTTGGTTTTGCCTTTACTGAATTCACTTGCCACTTCTTCTTTAGCATCTAAATAATATTGCTCAAAATTCTCTGAGATGCTTCTCCTAATGTGAAGTTGAACTACATCATTAGATACACCATTAAAAGACAAAATCAACTCCGAAAAGCAATTGTATTGCAACATAGGCAAAACCATTGCATACCTCAAATTACTCAATAAAGATTCTGTGCCTCTTTTGTTGTTCAACATCAGCAAATAAGAAAAGGAAAGATTCCTTTCATGAAATTCAGTTTTAGGAAGTCGTATTTTATAATTTACAAATTGTGACAATGCTTTATAAAAACAAAAACACATGTCTGTAACAACTTTTTCATTTAAAAATTGCCAACCGCTGCTGGCATAATTTCGTCCTTCATAATGAATTATTTCAAAATTAGGACTGAAAACTTTTTTGTGTTTCACTATGACATCTGAAACTGGATACAATAATTTAAAACATCTAGTTTGCTTTGTCTGCATGATTTTTTTACCTCCTTTAACAATCAAAATAACGTCTTTGGTGTACATATGATCAACATAAAATTCATTGCCAGACATCTTGGTTTGCGATAGATACAAAAGATTATAACAAAGGCTGCTGATAAAATTGCAAATGTGCGAAATTCTCCTTGTTTTAAAATCATCATGGATAACAAAATGTTCTTTCATCATCATGGCTTTAAGTTTTATCATGTCTTCTGTATCAGATCCTAAATTTTTGATATCTTCATCGATAACAACTTCATAAGTTTTCTCCATTATATAATCCATAAACTCTTGACA